AAGCAATTTGCCGCCGAACTGGAGCGCGCTTTGCGTGAGCAGATGAACGACCTGATCCCGCCCACGGCGTCAGATGACACCGTACGCGCCGCGCCGGCGCATGTGACCGCCACCAGTGGCCCGGTGCGGGATGCGCTGGTCAAGGGGCTAGGACGCGGCGCAAGTATCGGCGTGGGCGTGGCCTTTGACCAGTTACAGAGCATCGGCATGGGCTTTGCCTGGGATTTGGCCCACACAGAGGCCGCCAAGTGGGCCAGCGCCTATTCCTTTGACCTGGTACGCGGCATCAACGCCACGACGCAGGCGCAGTTACAGACGGCGGTCGATGAATGGTTCCGCAACCCGGATTCCTTAGGCGCGCTGCGTAAGCAACTGACGCCGACCTTTGGCGCCAGACGGGCGCAGCTGATCAGCCAAACGGAGACGACGCGGGCGGCCTTTGAAGGCAGTACGCTCGGCTATGAGGAATCAAAGGTTGTGGCGGAAGTGGAGTGGGTGACTGTGGCTGATGAGCGCGTATGTCCGACCTGCGGGCCGTTGGACGGTAAGCGGGCATCGCTACGCGGCACGTTTGAGGGCGGGGCCAGTGTACCGGCACATCCCGGCTGTAGGTGCTTTGTGCGGCCTGTGGTGCAGGAACCGAAATGAGCATCACCGTGAGCGGCCTGAACGAACTCTACGCCAAACTTGACCGCGTCGCCGCCCTGGACATCCTGGAGCCGCCGATGCAGCGCGGCGTGCTGCGCCTAGAAGCCTATATGAAGCATTACCCGTCTCCGCCTCCGCAAAGCACGTATAGGCGCACCGGCACGCTGGGCAGACGCTGGGTGACAGCGCCGATCGCACGGACGGGCAACACATTGATCGGCAAAATCGGCAATAACCTGGGCTATGCGCCTTACGTCCAAAGCAGGATGTTGCAAGCACGCATCCATCAGGGCCGTTGGCGCACTGACCAGGATGCCGTACGCGACAACGAAACGGCGATCGTGGCCGACTTTGAGCGCACGATAGCGCACGCTGTAAAGGAGTAAAACGATGGAGACCAAAACGGGAGCGCGCCATAGCGCCGGTGACGCCAAGCTGATTCAGAACATCCATGATCACGCCGTTTCGTTGGGGGCCGTGAGTCCCCAGGGCGCCGCTACGGAAAAGGGCGCGACTACGCGCCCGCACAATACCGGCGCCTATATCAAGGCCGTAACCGACGAAGCCGTCACCGTGGCCGGCTATGGCGTACTCTTTGGCGGCGCTGACCTGGAGGGCGAATCGTTTAGCCAGGCCACCGATTTTATGCTCGACCTAGCGCCGGTCAAGCTGGTGCTGTATGACCACGGCCTACGCAGCGTCAACCATGTGATCGGCAAGACGATCAGCGTCGAACCGGACGAGCAAGGGCTGTGGGTCGAGGCCGAACTCGACCGCAACAAGGCCTACGTTGACATGGTGGTGCAGCTCGTCGAGAAGGGCGCGCTGGGCTGGTCAAGCGGCAGCGTGGGCCATCTGACGCGGCGCAGCGGCAAGAGCATCACGCAGTGGCCGATTGTCGAGCTATCGCTGACGCCAACCCCTGCCGAGCCGCGTACGCTTGGCGTCGAACTGATTAAGTCACTATCCGCGACCGATCCGAGCTTTGCGGTATTCCTCCCGGAGACGGCCAGCGCAGCCGTGGTGGTGGAAACGAAAGCGAAGGATGTGGACGCGCCTGAACCTGAATTTATCCAAGAGGAGAATGAAATGGCAAACGAACACGAAATCGATGATGACGACGAGGCCGTTGACGTGACGGCATTAGTCAATAGCGCCGTAACCAAAGCCTTTGCGCCTATGCAAACGTGGCTCGACCAGCAACCAGTCAAGACGGCGGAGATTGCCGTACCCGGCCAACTCAAGTTGGGGCGCGGCGATACCGAGATCAAAGCGTACGGGCATTATCTACGCACCGGCGACGAAGGCGGTATCCGCCACATGAAGGCCAGCAACGCCACCGATATGAACATCGGCACGCCGGCAGATGGCGGCTATGCCGTGCCTACCGGCCATTACCAGAACATCATCGCCCGCATGAGCGAGGCGGCGCTCTATGGGCCGTTGGGTGTCCTCAACATCCCCGGCAAGGGCACAACCGTCAATGTCCCGATTGACGCCGAAGCCGATGGCGAGTTTGTCTCGACAGGTGAGGCATCCGCCACCGACCTTGACGCACCGGCAGTGGGTCAAGCGCCGATGACGCTGGTCAAATATACCAAGCGTCTGGAAATCAGTTGGGAGCTGCTCAATGACGAAGATAGCCAACTGATGCCCTTCATTGAGAACTTTGTCGGGCGCGGCATGGCCAAGACGCACAACCAACTGCTTGTCACCGAAGCCTCGACCAATGGCACGTTGGGCGGCGCCACCGGCAACCCGCTCGTCGCCGCCAACATCCCGGCGCTGGTCGGTGCGCTGCCAACCGGCTACGAGGATGGCGCGGCCTGGGTGATGCGTAAGGCAACCGAATACGTTATCCGCGGCTTGACCGGCACCAACTTCCAGTTTGTGACCACGCCGCCCGATGCGGGCGGCAGCCGTCGCGAGTTGTTCGGCTATCCGCTCTACAACTCGTCGAAGGTAGCAGCGGCGGCCGCCAGCGCCAAGAGCATCCTCTTTGGCAACTTCCGCTATATGGGTATGCGCTTAGCGCCCGACATCACCTTTATCCGTGACCCGTACAGCAAGGCCGGCACTGGGCAACTGGTGCTGCATTACTACTTCCGCACGGTGTATAAGGTCTTGCAAGCCGAGGCCATTCTGTTCGGCACGCAAGGAACTTAGTCGATGCCGCACCTACTAATCTTCACACCAGTTACACCGGGAGGGCTACAGTCGGCGACCGTACAATCGGTCGTCGGCCAATGCTTCGCCGGTGAAATCAGGTGGGAGATTGGTAGGTGCAATCCCTACCCAGGGCGTGATATGCGCAACGTCCTGGCGCAGTACAGCCATGCTAGAGAGTTGTGCCTGAGCGGGCCGTATGACGCATTGGTGACGATTGAGCAGGACATGATCCTGCCGCCGCACGCGTTGGCGACCTTATGGGAGGATGGCGCGGCGGTCGTCTACGGAACCTATATGCTGCGTCATGGGATGCCGGTGATCAACGCCTTGCGCCACGAGAACCAGCGCAATCTGGGCATGAGCCTATCGCTCTACAACGGCGCGTTGGCGCAGGCAAGCAAGGCAGAGCGTATCGAGGTATCGGGTGTCGGCTTTGGCTGTACGCTGATTCGGCGCTCTGTGCTAGAGGCAATCCCGTTCCGCCAGGACGACGCCGGCAATGCGCCGGATATGCCATTTGCCCGTGATTGTTTGCAGCGGGGTATTGAGCAAATCGCACGCTTCAATGTGCGTTGTGGCCACATTCACGAGGGGGAGATCCTGAGCGTATGAGCTTCCTCCAGATAATTACACGAGTATATCGCCGCCCACGGATGCTCATGGCCAACATCCGCAGCCTGGAGGCGCAGACCGATCCCGACTGGCAGCAGACGATGCTGGTGGACGGCGAAGGGCGCGGCGTGGGCGCGGCACAGGCTGCGCTCGCCAACTTTGCGCCGTATGTGACGGGGGAATATGTCCTTATTTTGGATGATGACGACACCTGCATCCGCCCGCGGCTGGTGCAAGAGGTCAAGGCGATCGTGTCGGAGCATAGGCCGGATGCGATTATGGTCCGCATGGACCACGGCAACGGTAGGGTCTTGCCGGATGACGCCCATTGGCAGCGTGAGCCGCAACTGAGCTACATCGGCTGCTCGGCCTACATCGTCAAGCGCGCCATGTGGCAACGCTTCGCGCCGGTCTTTGGCGGGGCGGAATATACCAGCGATTTCGACTTTATCAACGCCATCTTTGGCAGCGACCCAGACATTTATTGGTTTGATGTAATCGCCAGTCAAGTGCAGCGCGTGAGTCAGGGGCAACCTGAATAAGTGTCCGCCATGGGGGCGGAACAGGCTAATGTACACGGACATAACGACCGTCAAAGCGTATTTGGGCGACGTGCAGGGCAGCAGCGATGGCGCGCTCATCGGCAGCTTTATAGATGCGGCGCAGGGCATCATCGACAACTATTGCCACCAGAGCTTCGAGGCCATTGCCGACACGACGCGCTATTTTGACCCCTGCCGGGATGTGGACGGGCGCACGATCTATGTAGACGCGCCCTTGTGCGCCATCACGACCGTGACCAATGGCGACGGCGTGGTGGTGGCGCCATCTGCCTACGTGACCGAGCCGCGCAACAGCACGCCCTGGTTTGGGCTGACGCTGAGGAGCAATAGCAGCGTAATGTGGACGTATGGCGGCGCGCTTGAGAACAGTATCGCCATCGAGGGCAAGTGGGCCTACAGCCTGACGGCGCCGGCGGACATCCAGCAGGCGGCGATGCGTCTGGCGGGCTACCTCTATCGTCAGCGGGATAACGGCTTTGACCTTGACCGCATGTTACAGACGCAGAACGGCGTCGTCGTACCCTTTGGCCTGCCGCGTGACATCGGCGAAATCCTGGCATCGTATAAGCGAATTGTGATATGAAAATCAAGATTATCAGCGACGGTACTGTGGTGGGCACCAAGATTGTCAACGCCGAGACGGGCGAATTGATTGAGAATGTGATTAGCGTAGATTGGAAAATAAGTGTGCGCGATGACCATCAGGGTTGGCGTGACGGCTATGGCGCGTTGCCAACGTGCATCGTTGAGTTTGTTGGCGTGGCGATTGATGCGACCGGAGAAATACCGGAAACGCTAGAGGGACACAAGGCAAGACTGGTAGCCGGACGAGAGCGAGCGGCGCAAGTATGACCGTATCGCTGACCGATGTCGCCAATGCGCTCAAGACCATCCTCTCCGCCCTGCCGGATGTTGACCAGAGCAGCACGACCAGCTACCGGCCACAGATCACGACGCAGAAGGTCACGCTGCTCATCGTGCCCTTTGGGCAGAGCGGGATTATGCAGTACGGCATGGTGGGCCGCTACAGCTACATCCATGCCCACCGTATCCCGTGCCAGTTCTGGGTCAAGAGTGACCTGAGTCAACGCGACGCCGGTATCACGCGGGCGCGGGATATTGTGCTAGCGGCGATGCGTCTGCTAGCAGTTGACCCGACGTTGGGCGGCACCGTCCTGGAGTTGGGCAGCAGCCTGCTCGGCAACCAGGGCCAGATAGGTCAGTATGATATTTTGCCGCTATTTGATGAATCTAGCCAGGTACCGTATATCGTTGCGACCTTATATGTGCCGGTAGAAATTCGTGAAGAAACCTCATTTTAAGGAGTAGAAAATGGCGACAGTAGCTGTCACAAACAAAAGAACCACAGTGACGCAAGGCGTCAAGCTGGCGCCAGAAGCGATTCCCGGCACAGCAGCGACGACTGGCTTTAAGAAGCTGACCAGTTTGGGCATGACGCCGACGATTAACCCGACCGTCACCAGTTATAAGCCGATGGGCACGAAGTATACGACGGTGACGACGCTCAACCGTGAGGATTCGACGTGGGCGATGGACGGACGCCCGACCTATACCGAAATCGTCTATCCCTTGAGCAGCGTCTTGACCGAGGCGGAGATCACGGCGCCAGGCGGCACGACCAGCGCCGCATCCGGGGCGCGCGTGATGGGCGCTGATGGCGTCCACTGGTTCTTCAAGCCATCGGCTATCGACGCCGACTCGCCGGTTTCCTTTACCGTCTATAAGGGCAGCATCGCCGCCGCTGAGCGTGCTTCGTTCTGGCGCATGGGCGACTTTACGCTGACCTATAACCGTAATGATACGACCATCAGCGGGTCGGCCACGGGCCGGGCGCTCGAAGCGGGGCTGTCGATGCCGGGCAACGAAGTGCAGCAAGTGGCGGTCAACGCCACCGGCGGCACCTTTACGCTGACCTATGCCGGGCAGACGACGACGGCGATTGCCTACAATGCCACACCGGCGGTGGTGCTGGCGGCGCTAGAGGCGCTTAGCAACATCCCTGCCGGCGCCCTGCGCGTGACGCAGACGGTGGCAGTCAGCCCGGCCTTCACCTATCAGATTGAGTTCGGTAGCAGTCTGGGCGAGACCAATGTAGCGCAGATGACGAGCACGGCCACCGGCCTGACCGGTGGCAGCGCGGCGGCGGTGGTAACGACGGTGACGGGCGGCGCGGCCGTGCCGGCCATCGGCCTGATCACGGTCGTACCGAATGTGATCTGCGTCTATGCTTTTAGCACGCCGCCGACCAATATCAGCAACACCGCCATCGAAACCGCCGCCTTCCGGCTGACGGATGTGATGGAGGTGCAACTGGTGATCAGCGGGCGCTACAGCCCCTATTACACACTCGACTGTACGCAAAGCAGCTATGCGGCGCTGATTGAGTTAGCGCCCACATTGCAATTCGTGATCAAGATGCAAGCCGATAGCGTCGGGCTGGGCTATTTGACGCAGCTCCGCAATGGCGGCACCATCTACTTCCGCGTCAAGGCGTCGGGCGATCTGATCACATCGGTAGAGCATTACGAATTGACCTTCGACTTTGCCGGCAAGATTACCGCAAGCAGCGAACTGGCGGATAGCGATGGCGTGGTCGCCGTGACCTGGACGTTTGACGGCGTACCGACCTTGACCGGCGGCGGGCCGCTGGAAATGGTCGCGGTCAATAACGTGACGGGGTTATAATCAATTACTACTTTTGTGCCCCATCATGGGCGCAAAAGGAGGAAAAACAATGCCGACACAACTGAGTAAGTTGCTGGGTGAAATGCGTTGGGCAGAAGTGGTCACGGACGCGGCGACCTTTAACGTTGCCTATTATCCCGACGCCATGAGCCTAATGCAACAGGTTGAGCTACAAGAGCTAGGCGAGCAAGTGCAGGCGCTCGCCGCAACCGACCCACGGGCGGCGGCGCAAATGATTGCCGATGTGACGTGCAAGGTGATTTGCGATTGGGACTTGGTAGATGGCGACAAGGTAATTCCGCTGACAGCGGCAGCCGTGGCGGCGATTCTACCCGAGTGGGTCTTTCGGGTGATCATCGAAACCGTGGCGGCGGATCGGCGCGCGCGGCAAGAGGAAAAAAAAGTGTTATCCGTGACCTCAGACGCTATCTCGCCACCAACGGGCAAGCGGGCGAGATCCCCGAATGGTACCCGTATCTCCGAGCCGCCCGGTACCTGGGCGTAGCGCCGTGGGATTTACTAGAGCAGCCGATGGCCTGGCTGGAATGGGCGCTGATGGCTGAATCGGCGGAAGCGGGCGCACAGACAAGCATGGTGACAAGTGGCAACTGACATCAACATCCTGATCAAGGCAACTGACCAGGCATCGCCCGCCATCAAGAAAGTGGAGGGCGGCCTTAAGAACGTGGGCGATCAAGCCAAATCCTCGTCGAGCGCGCTCAGCGGCATGGGCAACGTCCTCAAGACGGGGCTGACCACGGCGCTGATTGGCGTGGGCGCGGCGGTGGGCGGCCTCGTCTTTGCCTTTAAGGACAGCATCGGCGCCGCCAAAGAGTCGATTCAAGCCACCAAGCAACTGGAACAAGTCATCAAAAGCACTGGTGGGGCGGCAGGCGTCACGGCTGACCAGGCGCTTGAGCTGGCGAGCAGCCTGAGCCAGGTTACTAATTTTGGCGATGATGCGATTGTCGCCGGCGAAAATCTACTGCTGACCTTTACCGGCATCGGCAAGGACGTGTTCCCACGCGCCACCGAGGCCATGCTCGATATGTCGCAGGCGCTTGGCCAGGATATC